AAGCGGCTCTGTGACTCCTGCCGCATTGCCCTCAAGGCGTTTGGTTATGTCAGCGACAATGGTCGGATGGTACATCTGGGAGAGCAGGTCCCTACGTGTTACCCGGGCCGGGTTCACTTTAAGGACTCCCAGTTGCCTCCACCACCGGCCAAGTGGGCAGAGGTGAAGCTGCCCTCAGAAAGTATGTGTCCGCAGGACACAAGGAAGCTGCAAGTGAGAACTGCTTCCACCCCTTGGAGGAGGGGATCTAAGTGGTGTGATGTCGAACGCGAAGACTTGGACAGGCTTGGCAGAATGACTGCTCCATTTGATGGCAAATTTGTGGCTAGATTAGTTGGCCCTCAGATATCAGGCATTAGGCCTTATTATAGTGCCAACACGACGTATAATTGCCTCAAAGCCATCAGCTGCCGAATGTTCAGATATCCACCAGCGCCAAGGCGCGGTCTGTGGTCGTGGGTGGCCCAGTTCCGTGACTTTCTATTCTCCGAGTACCAAACGCCCCCACCAGAGATGAGTTTCTGGGATTGGTGGGAGACGTTACCGTCGCACAGGAAAGCGCCACTCAAGAGGGCGTATGAGATGTGGCAGGAGAATCCCGTTTGGCAGAAGAAATACGGGACTTTCCATTCTTTCCTGAAGTTCGAACCGATCGCGGAGATCGATAAGGACAAAGACGGTTTGGTGCGCTTGAGCTGTCTGGTTGATCGCCTCATTAATGCGCCACACGATGTGACGCACGTCATTGCTGGTCCAAAGATCAAGCCATACATGAGTTGGCTGAAGAAGCAATGGTCGTGGGATCAATTCCTGTTTTATGGGTCAGCTGACCCTGAGACCTTAACGCTCTGGCTGCAATCTTGCGCCAGTCGAGGCAACAGGTTGATCTTTTGGAGCGATTATTCTATGTTTGACAATTCCCATAATTCAGACACGTGGGAGTTTGTCGAGCATTTCTACAGGCAGCACAGAGGAGACCAGGTGTTTCAGAAGGTGCTGAACGCCTGGCGCACCCCCCAAGGCACCATGGGGAGGGATGTCAAGTACCGAGGGCGTCCGATGAACGCAAGTGGTCGCGATGACACAGCCTTTGCAAATGCCGTTTTGAATGGCGTTGCTATGGTTCTCGCCGTAACTGCTTCTTGGTTCAAGCTTGACATTCAGGCGGTGAAGTTGGCACACCTCGAGCTAATTAAGGATGAGCTGAGGTTGTCAGTCTGTGGGGACGATGCGTTGGGTTTCCTGCCCTGGTTGCCGGAGACCGACGCGCTCGCATTCATCACGCGGGCAAAGGAGCATTTGAAGTCTTTTGGCTTTGATGCCAAAATGTTTTGCTCCGATCGTCTCGAGGATGCGGTTTACCTCGGCCACCGGCCTATTCAGGTCCGTGGCCAGTGGTTCTGGGCGAAAACGTTGGGCCGTTGTTTGTGGAAACTTGGCCTCCAGAATTCGCTCAGTGGGGATGGCTCAGCGCATTATGCCGGAATTTGCAAGATGCACATGACGTGCTCGAAGCACGTTCCTGTGCTGCGTGACATCGCTGAGTATTCCCTTAAGTGCTTGGCGGGGCAAAAGGTCACTGACTGGAAGGAGAATCCAGACAAACCTTGGGAGTGCATGGGCAAATTCGGTCCAGCGGATTACGACGAAGATGCCATCGCTTCCATTGCCTCAGCCTACACAGTCAGCCGCAGACCGTGCAGACGCGATCTTTCGCCACAGGATGTGGTTGTCACCGCCCAGGACGTTCGCAGTTTGATTTCTTATGTACGCGAAAACGTCCACGCAGGGCCATGTGTTCTCGATCATTGGCTTCTGAGGCACATGGTATGGGTTGATGAGTTGTGATTTGCCACCAGGAAACACGACTTCAAACATACAAAATGCGTTCCAGCCTCACATTGTCTTCAACAACCCCGGTCAAGTCGACAAGGTCTTCCCTGCCTTCGCTTGCGAAGACCATGTTGTTCCCTGGGAACATGCCTCCACAACGCATCCCGACGTATCCAAATGTGGAGCGGACTGCAGTGTTGCCGTTCCGAACCACAACAACCTTCTCCGTTCCCTACACGGGCTCGGGTACTACAGCAATATCGTCGGATGCGGGTCTAACGGACTCTGCTCTGGTTCTTTTTGCGCAGCCCGCCTGCCCCCTGTGGGGTTCAGCGGTACTGCAATCGACTGGGGTAGAGTACCTGACTTACGCTAGCACCCAGGTTCTGAACTTTGCTGCGTTCACTGTGGTAACCGTAGGGGTTGTGGAGCCCCAGACGGTCACTGCCATCTCCAGCCTTCCATACGGTTTGACAGGCTCGTCGTTCCCTATTGGTGTTATGTCTGGTGAGCCTTACATCTACAAGCCTGCAACCACCTTTGGTGATGCTGCGGGTGGAAAAGGCTGCAGGTTCTTTGTACGCGTGGTCCTCAATGGCAATACTGGGACCCCCACTGGAACTATGATGGCTACCGTCCGATGGTGGATTCGTGCAAACGAGACTATCGAGGAGAATATTAGTCTTGCCGGGACTGCGAATGGCACATTCACGGGTTACAGCAATGCTTCTGTCAGCAATTGGTTTTCTTGGGTGAAGCTTGACAGTGTGGTAGTTCAGACCACCATTTCAGCTACAGGTACCAATGCAGGTGTTTCTGTCTCTATGGGCTGGGTAACAACTAGTGGAACACCAAATTACCTAGTGCCCGCAGGTAACATCAATGCATTGGTTCCTCTTCTTACTGCACCACCTCAGCTTAGTGCCAGTAAGATTCCGTGGCTTGACACCAGATCCACTGCTCTTGCATTGCTTGCCACCAACACCACGAAGGCGATCAATAAGGAGGGTACTGTGAACTGTGCTAGAGTGTCTTTGAACACGGATCGGTATAGTTGCCCGGCTTTTGCACCGTCTGTTGCCGACATCACGAACACACACCCTTCCTTGCGCTATTTCGGCGCCATGGAGAAGGGTGCCTATTCGTTTGTCCCGCCATCTCAAGAGTTGCAGGAGTTCAAGGATTGTATCTATTCTTTTCAGTCGGGACAAGCGCCAGCGTTTGACCTGGACAATTTGGAGAATGCTAATGTTTTGATCTTCTCTGATCCGGATTCTAACACTATCTCCAATCTGGCGCTCACTTTGGATCAGCATGTGGAGTTTCGGACAACCACAACCATATTTGACGTGGCTGTTTGCTCCACATCGATGCCTGAGTTCCACCAGGCCTCGGTCGCGGTCAGTAAGATCACTCCGTTTACTGAGAACTGGATTCATGTCCCTGCGGTTTTGGGTGCACTCAATGCGATGCTGCCCGTTGCCAATGCATCTTACCAAATCTACAAGGATTGGAAGAAAATGCCTTCGCATGTGCCCAAGCTCTCGCAGATTCCCAGGCAGCGTGGCCGTTCACGAACCAGGAAACAGCGTCCGACCATTCAGTTGCCCAAGAGACTCCCACCTTCGGGCAAGGGTGCAATGAGCCCAGCTCTTGCACAACGGGTTGCGGCCTTAAACAAGGCCATTTCAAAGGAGCGATCACGAACCTTCGTTCCTTCTCACAGGCGTTGAGAGTAGCTGGTATTCGCTTAAAATGTGTGCAGACATAGGTGCTGCATCCGGCAGAGGCGGGTTAAGCCGTCCGTACCACTTTGTGGTGCACCGAAATAAACACACACACACAAACTCACTATCTTTTCTTCCGAACACAAACTGATGAGGCCGGGTGGTGCCGGCCGAAAGCACTCAGAAAGAAAACAACCCACCTGCTTGCCCTAACGGGCACTAGGTCCGGAGCACAGTGTGCGACGCTGGAAATGTAACGACCCTCAGCGTCCCTTCCGGGTAGGGGTTGAATGCCTGAAAAGGT